CTTGGGAGCTGGCTTGGGCACAGGTTTTGTCGAAACCTTAATGTTTGGAACACCAGTAATCTTTGGAAGAGGCATTTATATTCATCTTAGAATGTTTGATAGAAAACGGAAGAATCTAAAGACAATACATAGTAATTACAAGAATGGGAGATACAATTATCGGTGTCCAATTCGGCATCGCTAATCCACAAGAAATTGTAGCCCGTAGTGTTGTTGAAGTCATTACTGATAAAACAACGCAGGCTCAACAGCCTGTACCTGGCGGAGTATTTGATCCACATTTTGGAGTTATTGAAAATGGCAAGATCTGCCCAACATGCAAGCAAACCAATATCCTATGTCCTGGACATTTTGGACATATTCAACTAGCCCGCCCAGTATACCTTTATCAATTCATCGACCAAATTCAAAAGATTCTTTCAATTGTTTGTATGAACTGCTCTAATCCTTATCTTCCAAAGGAAGAACTCGAGAAGATCGAGGTGATGGCTAAGGGAGTTGACCGATTCAATGCTGTTCGCGATCGCACTAGCTCAAGGAACTCAAAGAGAGCTCGGCATGCCCCCATTGTGGCACGCCTTCCATCAAGAAGGTGGATAAGCAAGAGGGATCTGTAGCTAATCTTCAAGCATATACTTATGATCCCGATGCTACGCCAGTATTTCTACAACCTGAAATGGTTCTGCGTGCATTCCAGCGTATCACAGATCGCCATGTCGAACTTATCGGGTTCAACCCCAAGTTCAGCCGGCCTGATTGGATGATATGCACGGTTCTGGCAGTTCCTCCTCTGACTGTTCGCCCCTCGGTTATCATGGACAATCAGCGTATGGAAGATGATCTGACTCACTGTCTAGTAAACATTGTTCGCAATAACCAGAAGCTTCGTGATAAGATCGATAAGGGTGAATCAGCTGAAGTAATTGATCGTCACCTAGCTGTCCTGCAGTACGATGTAGCTACCTATGTCGATAACGATATCAAGGGTCTACCTCCGTCAGCTCAGCGGTCTGGTCGTCCACTGAAAACTTTGAAGTCTCGTTTGGGTGCCAAGACTGGTCGTGTGCGCGGTAATTTGATGGGTAAGCGCGTAGACTTCTCGGCTCGTTCGGTTATTACTCCCGATGCCAACATTGATTTGGATGAGCTCGGTGTTCCTGAGGAAATTGCGCGTAACCTGACTTTCCCCGAGGTTGTTACGGGATACAATCGCGATCGTCTCATGACTTATATTCGTAACGGTCCTGGAAAGTATCCTGGAGCCAAATCAGTGTTTCTAAAGGAAGAGAATCAGCCATTCAGCTTGAAGTTCGTGAATCCTGAAACGATTGATGTAAAGGAAGGCGATATCGTGCATCGTCACCTGATTGATGGAGATGTAGTTCTCTTTAATCGTCAACCTTCTCTCCACAAGGGTTCTATGGAGTGCCATCGTATTCGCGTGCTACCATACTCAACTTTCCGTCTGAATGTGAGTGCTACGCGTCCATACAATGCTGATTTCGATGGAGATGAGATGAATATGCATGTTCCTCAAAGCATTGCTGCTGCATCTGAGCTCAAGTATTTGGCTTCCGTCCTTCGTCAAATTATCTCGCCTCGGTTGGCTTCTCCTATTATCCAAATCTTCCAGGATACGATGACGGGTTCATACCGCATTTCCCAAGATTCGGTAAAAGTTCCAGAGCACATTGCGATGAACATTATGAGCCGAATGAAGAAGCCAGTTTCAGGATACCGTCGTCAGAATCGTCTACTAACTGGCAAGGAGATCATTTCAACTGCGTTCCCGCTGATGAATATCAATTCAAACATCAAGGTTGAAAATGGCTTACTGAAGTCTGGAGTTCTTACCAAGGGTGCATTTGGAGCCGCGTCTCAAGGCGCTATTCATGTAATTTACAACGATTTCGGTCCTAAGCGCGCTGCACAATTCATTAACGATGTTCAGAATATTGTTACCAAATACAATTTGTTCTCCGGATTTTCAGTAGGTGCATCTGATCTGATTGCGAACATTGAGGCGGATGACTTTATTAAGAAGACGATCGCTGATGGAAAGAAGAAGATTGCAGATATCATGTCTTCAGTTCATGGCGGAACTTTCACGAACATTTCAGGTCGTCCAGATGGCGAGGAACTTGAAAATAAGATTATGAGTGCTCTAAAGGATATTAATAGCAAGATTAGCGAGACCGTAAATAACAGTTTATCCAAAGATAACCGAATGGTTCAGATGGTGAAGTCTGGTGCTAAGGGTGGCGATCTAAACATCACTCAGATGATGGCGCTGTTGGGTCAGCAGTTTGTAGCTGGTCGTCGTATTCAGTACACTCTACAGGACCGCACCCTACCCCACTTCAGCCGATTCGACGACAGTATGGAATCTCGCGGGTTCGTAGAGAACAGTTTCATTAACGGTATTCGTCCAGCCGAGTTCTTCTTCCACGCGATGGGTGGTCGTGAAGGCCTAATTGATACCGCTGTAAAGACGAGCGATTCAGGATACATTCAGCGCAAGCTTGTAAAAACCATGGAGGATCTTCATGTAGAGTATGATGGCACTGTGCGTAATGTGAATGGCGGAGTTATCCAGTTCCATTACGGCGGCGATGGAATTGATTCAGTCTGTGTTGAGCGTGTAGAGTGCGAGCTTGGAGTTATGACGATGGAACAAATTTACCGCGACTTTGCTCTTGCTCCAGGCGATTTGTCAGCTGTCCTAAAAGATCCAACGGATGATATCCCCGACAATGTAGAGCAAATCCTCAAGGATCGCGATGTATTTGTAAAGGATGTTTTGCGATATGCCAAGAAGGAGAAGGTTTCTTCACCTGTGAATTTCAAGCGAATCACTGAAAAGTATCGCAATACTTTCTCAGTCAAGACCGATTTGACTCCTCGGTATGTTGTCGATGAACTTGTAAAGCTATCGGAAAGCCGACCGATTCGTCACAATAAACTCTTCAAGATTCTACTGCGATTCTACCTTTCCCCAAAAAAAGTCATTCTAGATCTGCGTCTAACTCGAGATCTGTTTGATGAGATGATTAAGGAGATTGCATTCAAATATACCAAATCAATCGTTCATGCTGGCGAAATGGTTGGAACGCTGGGCGCCCAATCTATTGGTGAGCCCACAACTCAGCTTACGCTGAACACTTTCCACTCTGCTGGAACGGCTAAGGCGAACGCTACTCAGGGTGTTCCTCGTATTGTTGAACTCCTTTCAGTGTCACACAATCCCAAGAACCCTTCAAACACAATTTATCTGGATCCAAGCATTGCTGGATCTCAGGATTCGGCGATTTACAAGGCTAAAGAAATTCAGAAGACGACTCTTCGCGATATCACTCGTTCAGTGCGTATTTACTACGATCCCAATCCTCTGTCGTCCAACTCACTCATCCAGGAAGATCGTGATATTCTCCAATCGTATGAGAAGTTTTCGGTCACTCAGGGTCAGTGTGCTTCACCTTGGATTATGCGCCTGGAACTTGATCGTCAGGAAATGGCTATTCGCAATGTTATTGACCTACCTCTAATTCGCACCAAGATCGAGAATAACAAGATCCTCAAAGTATTCGATTGCATTCATTCAGACACGAATGCTCCCGACAAGCTTGTGATGCGCATCGTGTTTGGCGCAGACACTGTAAAGAACGCTCTATCTCTCCGATTTATTGAAGATAAGCTTTTGGATACAGTTCTTACGGGTGTAGATGGACTTGGACGCGTATTTCCTCGTGAAGTCACAAACCAACTTCTGTGGGATGAGAAGACTGGATCTTATACGGCTACGAAGCAGTATGTCCTGGATGTTGAGGGAACGAATCTTCTAGATCTATCAGTTCTACCAAATGTTGATCCCTTCCGCACTTTCTCAGACAGTATCCATGAAGTTCTGGATGTATTTGGAATTGAAACTGTTCGTGCTGCGCTGTATGAAGAGTTTGTGAATGTATTTGTGGATGCCGATGGAGTAGATTACCACCACCTGATGATGCTTGTTGATGCGATGACTTACCCTGGTTTCATTCTACAGGTTGATCGCTTTGGAATGAACAAGAATGTCGAGAATGGTGTGCTTGCCAAATCTTCATTCGAGGAAACTTCCAAGATTCTATTCAATGCGGCTCTGTCTGGAGAGTTCGATAATATGAAAGGCGTCTCTGCGAACATCATGTTCGGACAGAAGCCTCCATGTGGAACTGGGTTTGTGGATATTCTTATTGATGAGACCAAGCTTCCTGAAGGAACGGAAGAAGATCATTCAGTCTTTGAAGCTGAGCGTAATGCTGTCAATATACTTGTAGAACAGGAACAGGCGAAAGATGATGTAGTAAACATGGCGGATATTCTTATGGAGTAATAACTTACCAAGACCAAGATCCGCCAAACCCCGAATGATAAACAGCTAATGAATCAGGATACTTTTCAGTTAAACAATTATGTAATAATTTTTGATCTCCAGTAATGCACTGATTCGGCGCACCTTTACGGTATTCTGAATCATTGACCATGAATGGATAAATCTTGGAAGTTGGAATTACATGGACATTATCACGAGGCTTGATTCCGCGACGGAAGAAGTATGGTCCAGTCGTTTGGTTAATATGAACATCATCAAAATCTATTTCTTCAAGCGTAGCGGTATGCAATAAACGCTTGAGAGGAATACATCCGGGAATACACGCAAAGAATCCATTGGAAATATACTTGCCGACTTCAGACTTGCATTTCAGTTCACATGGATCTTCATTTGCAACAATCAAATCGAAGTTCGAGTGCTTTTTGATATGCGCACAAAACTCAGGACTGATTTCAAAAAGAGAGTCCATATACACTCCTCCAAATCGATGCATAATCTCGTATCGCGCTAAATCGGCAACTTGTGCGAATCGTGACTGACCAATATCTTCACCAGTTTCAATGGCTGTGCGCATATAGTACCAAGTTAAAGGAAAGTTTTCCAAAGTAAGTTCATCGTTCGTCCATAACTTATACTGAAACCCGGAAGCTTCAGCAACCTTCTTGACTCCATTCATCAAATTGTATCGCACTGTCGTTTTTGCCAACGGAGTTCCAAACCAAATTTGGTGAATGACTGGAGTTATTGATTTTGAGTATTTCAAGTAAGGTTTCTCATGGAAGTAATGTTCACGCTCGAGTTTGCGTAGAGACGACCCTTTATTCTTGTAGATCTTGTTACAGATATCCTGGGTAGCTTTGTAAAACTGTAACTGTTCCTTCTTTTCTCCAAGTTCGGCAGGAGTCAAAGTATGTCCTCCAGTAAAGAACTTGGCTTGTGGGAACAGCGAAGCCACCATGCGATGAACTTTACGATGATGAGCGTGTCCGTATTCACCAGACGCATTATGAGTGAGAACCAATTTCCATTCCTTTCGAGAAAGTTCCTGAAGCGCTTTTTCAAACACTGAACCGTCATATAGTTCATCGGCCTCTTCATCTTCTTCGACATATTTGTCCTCGACATCAAACATCACAAATTTCGTGACGGCAGCATAAGACATAGTCCTAAAAAACTCACGGGATCGTGTGGGGTTACTTATGTTCGTTGAACAAACCACAAACCATCCTGATTGTAACATTAGGTTGAGTCCACCCCAAAGAACTTCGTCATCGGGATGGGCGACGACAAGTAATTTGTCGACTTCCATTATTTATTGGTTAGAGATGTTTCATGTTTAGTTGGAGTACGCTAGACCGCCCATTCCTGACATGATGCGGAGAATGTTGTAGCTGAGGGCATATACACGAACATTCCATGGGTTCTCTGGCGAGATATCTACAGCACCGTTCATTGATAATACAAGTGTAGCGGTATCAATGCGTGAGAAATTGCAGGTTCCTGAAGGCTGGTGCTCCTCAGGGCGTAGAGCAAAGGAATAGAGGTAGATGCCTGGCTGATATAAACAGTTCGTCCAGCCAACATCGCCGGCGCCGCCACTATGATGCTGGTAAGACTGGACCTTGTTGAAGTAGTCGCCATAACGCTTATCTAGACGATCCTGGCCGTTCATCTGTAGCGTCTGCTCAAATACGGCCTTCTGATCGTAGGTGAAAGGCTTTAGACGCGTTCCACCCCCAAGCTCATTCATTAGGCTGCAGTTCGTGTAAGACTCGGGCTGGACAACCCATACAAGTTCCTTGACTGGGTGGTTAAAAGTTAGATCAATGCGGACATTCGCTGATGAAATACCCTGATCCTCGTTAAACTGCGTCTGCTCAATGAGATACTCGTGGCTCTGCTGAGCCATACGACGACGCTCCTCAGTATCTAGATATACATAGTCAATGTAAACAGCAGCCTGGACAGGTGCCTTAAGTGACTTGGCATTATTGAAGTTACCAGCTACAAACTTGGCATCATTCCACTCAATGTTGATCTTCACCTCGTGGTACTGTAGGGCAATTAGAGGTAGAGCGGCACCAGGATTCTTCGTGTAGAAGAAATCGAGAGGAATGTACAGAACGGTT